CAGGCTGATGCCGCTGCCCTTGTCCTCGATCAGCAACAGGTCAGGCTTGCGGCCCGATGACAGTGGCTTGGCGCTGCCGAACATGGGCCGGATCATGGCCACGTCCTCGTCGTCGCCGTAGCGCACCTCGAGCTCCTTCTTCACGCGCTTCATCAGGTCGGGCAGGCCGAGATGGTCTTCCCAACAGTCGAGCAGGATGATGTGGCTCATCTCCTTGTACTGGAACAGGCCCCACACGCCGCAGGCCGTCGGGTCTGGGTCGCCCTTTCGGTCGAGGCTCTTCTCCGTGTATGCCGTGTCGAGCGACATGATGATGAAGTCGAGCCTCGGCAGCGGCTTGTCGGCTGGCCACAGGTTGATCCAGCTGCGCTGCACGATGCCGCTCTCTTCAGGATCGATCAGCTCGCCGTACAGCTCCTGCCGTCCGAGTGTCGTGCCCTCGTACTGCGCGAGGTTGTCGAAGAAGGTCGAGGGCAGGTTCGCCTTGTTGTCGTACGTCGAGCCGCGCACGATCAACCTGTTGGCCTTCGGCGTCGTCAGCGTGCGGATAAGCTCCTTGGGCTTGGGCGTCGTGGTCCACAGCACCTGCGGCCGCTCGCCCAGACGCATGCCCATCATCATCATGTCCCACGTGTCTTCGTCGTACTGCCACGCGGCCAGCTCGTCGCACCATGCGCGCGTGTGCTGCGGTCCGCGCAGACGCTCGGGCTTCTCGGCCGTGAAGCCGCGTATCGTGCAGATGTTGCCCGCCGCGTTGTACATCTTGATGACAAGATCCGACTTGTTGTAATCTGCAAGTAGGGCGTTGGGCAGTACGTTGAGTATGCCGCTTTCGCCCTCGAAGCAGGTAAACTTAACGTCCTGATACGTCGGCGCGATGACGCAGCTGTCGAAGCCGCTTTCGTCCTCGAACACTGCACGCGTCAACCACTCTGCGCCGACGCGCGTCTTGCCGAAGCCGCGACCGGCGAGCACGCCCAGCTCCGTCCAGTCCGTGCGAGGTACGAACTGATTGGCGCGCGCCGTCCTGCGCCAGCGCAGTTGCCAGTCGAGGTGCACGCGCTGCATGGGCGTGAGGTCATCAAGCGTCATGCGGCTGAACGTGTCGGTGATGTCGTGCAGGGGAGGCATCAGGCCGCCGCGTCAGTCTCGTCAGCGCCCGGCTGTTGTGCGACAACGCTCGACAGTAATTTGGTCAGTGCGATGTTGTCTGCGTTTGCGTCGATCTTGAGGGTCTCGCCCTCCTTGTTGCCGATGCTTACGTCTTGCTTCGTGCCGTACTTCTTTGGGCTCCAGCATGCGAGCAGCTTAAGACGCGTCTCGATGCGCAACTTGCTAAGTTGCACGTGTTCGCTAATGGCACGCGTGCCGTCGGCTATGTCGAGGATGTCTTCGGCCAGCGCCTCGAAGCCCAAATCTCGCGCGCACGCGACCCGTGCAGCGAACTCTTCGTCTGCGCGCATCCAATCATACACCACACGCCAGCCCGGCATGTCCTCCTGCCTGCAAAGCACACGCAGCGCGATGCCGTTCGACAGGCCGTCGATGATACGCTCCTCAACCTCGGGGGTACGTTTCGATTGGCGCTTGGCCATAAGTCTGCATGCTCCGCTCTATTAGGCAGTACTACCAGTAAGCACCCAACATACGCATCACAACAAACCTTGGCAAGGGGTGCCGAACACAACACGCCCAGACGCCAAGCGAAGCCCACCAGACCGCACCAGCGACTGCACGGCCCTCACGACCATCTGCCTGCGCGTATCGCGCCCAGTGCCCGCCGCAAGCTTGCCTATGGCATGCTTAACCAGATCCGCGACCGTCGCGCTGTCGGCAACAACAGCCAGATCCTCGGCCGCACGCAATACGGCACCCTCGACGCGGCCAACACGCGGCGGTGCCTTGACCTTCGCCGCCTTGACCGGCCTCGCGAGACGTTGGGCCTCCGTCTTCCACGCGTCTCGCATGTTCGTGCTGAACTGAAAGCGGTGCGCCTCACAACACCGCGTCAGGTGCGGCGAGGACATCCACTGGTGCACCTCCTTCGTCGTGATGAAATACTCCTCGCAGGTCTCGATGGCACAGCGCGCCTCCAAATCCACGAACAGCTTGAACTTACCGCGATGCTTGAACGGCCGAACGCCGATCACCTCGAAGTACTGCTCGATGTCAGGCAGGCAGAACTTATCCCCGACGGTCCACCGCACGTCCTTGTGCCCCTCGATGAAAGCACCAACCTCGTCTGCGTTACTCCACATATCAAATCTCCAATCTGCCCAGAGGATATAATTTTATAAAAGCAAATGCAACACCCTTTCACATCTTACTGTACTTGCACCGCACCATTAGCATCAGCAACTTGAACTACAAGTTAAGTGCTGATGTACTGATGCGTGTTGCAGAGTGCACCGCGCAGCACGACGCAACGTGATGCCTAAATGGTGTAAATGGTGCAGCCTAAAAATAATATGCAAAAAATTACAAATAGGTGTTGACGTACCCACAAACCCCCGCTAAAGAGGGTACATCAGCAACACAGGAGCACATCATGAGCAACGGTATCAGCAATCAAATCGGTAACTACCTCCACGCAGACGGCGCGGCGCGTCGATACAAGATCGGAGACACCAACTACGTCATCGGCATCGCCGGTGCGTACAACGCCTTTGGCCTGATCGGCCCAGAGCATAACGGCCTCTTCATCCTGAACGACGACGACAAGTGCGTCGTGCTGGACCGCCATTGCGAAGAGAGCAGCGGCTATCATGGGCCGAGCAAGGCGCAGTGGGCAGAATTCGAGCGCGTGGCCAACCTGCCGCTCACCGCCTTTCGCAACTTCGTCAAAAACCATCCGCGCTATCGCGGCAACTAACCATCAGCAACACAGGAGCACATCACATGTACGTTAAAGAAACATTCACCCACACCTACGGCCACGGCGGCAGCGTCACCGTGCCAGCCGGTGCGCGCACGACCAGCGCCAGCGCACATGGAGGCGGCTTCCGCTGGGTCGACCCCACCGTCTTCTACCCGAACACGATCGAGCGCCACGACGCCGAGTACTACGGCATCCGCGTCTACCCCGACAACCTGACGGAAGGGGACGTGGCATGAGCGCACTGCACATCGCATCGACCATTTTCTTTTTGGGCTTCCTGCCCGCCATCATCACCATCGCAATCATCAAGACATTCAAGGGAGAGTAATCATGGGAACACGTTCATTCATCATCGTCGCCAACCCAAAGGGCGACTTCACCGGCAGCTACTGCCACTGGGACGGCTACCCGTCGCACAACGGTCGGCTGCTGCTTGAGCACTACAGCACCAAGGCTAAGGCACGCGAGCTGATAAACCTCGGCTGGCTGTCGTCACTGGGCGAGCGCGCCAAGCCGCTCGATCCTGCCAACCATAGTTACGACAACAAGGAGGCGGGAACGACCGTTGCCGCTGGGCGGGATCGCGGCGAGCCTTGGGGCGCGGTCAAGCCGTTGAAGGCCGACACGCTGCGCCTTTTGGCCCAGTACGCCAACGACTGCTGGTGCGAGTATGTCTACCTCTTCTGGAACGGGCACTGGTCGTACAACACCATCACCAACGCACTGGACGGTAAGGCGTGGGAGCCCCTGACGTGGGAGAACACAGCAGACGAAAGGCAAGCAGCATGATCCGCGTACCAACTGACGACCGCATCCTGTCCATCCCGCTTGCACGCTGCGGCGAGTTCGAGATGTCGCCGAAGGAGATGCAGCGCACGCGCAGCCGCATCTACTCGCTGAACAAGAGCCACGTCCACGGCTGGCGCTGGCGCACCATGCGCGAGAACAACCTGCTACTCGTGTGGAGGATCAAATGAGCAAGATCCTGTGCCCCAAATGCGGCCTAAAGCCTGTCACCACCATGACGCGCTTCGGCCCACGGCTGGACCACTGCGGCCTGTGGGCGTGGGGCAACCATCCGCTGGCAGATCGCGAGACGCACGAGGCGCGCAAGGCAGCGCACGCGGCCTTCGACCCGATCTGGAAGTCCGGCATGGCCGGTCGCGGCCACGCATACAAGCTGCTGGCCGAGGCTATGGGCTTGAGCAGGGACGACTGCCACATGAAGCTCATGACGGCGGAGCAGGCGCAGAGCGTGCCCGCCATCGCCGACAACATCCGACAACGATTGATAGTAACTTAGCTATTGCAATACGCATTTGCACAGTTTAAGGGTACCACATCAGCAACAAGGAGCACACGACATGATACGACCAACACTCAACCCCAACGGCAGCAGCGCCTTCGACCTTATCGACCCGCGTCGCACCGCGATGGGCCTGATCGACGAGGTGATCGAGGCGCTCAAGCAGGTCACGCCGAACGGCCGCGACTATCCCGCCGACACGCTGGCCTGCGCCGCCGACCGCATCACCCACTTCGACCGGCTGAACGCACTGCACACGCTGCGCGAGGAGCTGCTGGACGAGGCCCTGCACATCCAACGGCAAGAGAGGGTGGGAGCATGACCATCATCACCGAGGACACACCCACAGGCGGCCCAGACGATCAGCAGTGGCAGATCGACAGCCTGACTGATCAGCTCAAGCGCGTCAAGGACGAGCTGGAGAGGAAACGCCGCGACAGCAACGGCCTTGTGGCCAAGCTGGACGAGGCCCGCGCCCGGTTCGACGACCTGACCGGCCGCCTGACCGTCGGCACCCTACGCAAGGCGGGCTACACCGTCGAGATCAACGCGCCGAGCACGTGCGACACGTGCGGCGAAGACTTTTAAGGAGAAGACCAATGAAATTATCTATAGTTGAGAAAAGCGTAATGCAGCATCTGGTGACGAAGGGCGCGGCCACACGGCTCGAGCTCAAGGCCTCCACTGGCTTCAGCAAAACCGCAGTGCAAAACGCCGTCCGCACGCTGCTCGCGGGGAAACACGTCGTCCAGCACGAACTGAAGCGCGAGGATGGGTACAAGCACCGCCACCGCATGTTCATCGCCGCCACAGAGGCAGTAACCCCACCGCCACCAGCGCCGACACCGACCATCGAGACCGTGAACGTGTTCGAGCATCCCGAGATCTACAGTCGTCTGCACGAGTTAGAGACGCAGCTGGACCGCCTAAGCAAGACGCACAAAGATCTTCGAGCCGACTTCGACGACAAAGTCGCGGGCATAACGAACGAGTTGGCACATCGTAATACCTTAATTGAAAAAATACGAAGTGCCCTGAAAATCTTGGGTAAGCGTACCGCAGATCTCGACCTCGATCGCATACGCATCGACGGCGTCCTGATCGAGCAAGGCGACCGCATCCGCGCACTGGAGCCGCAGCCCGAAGTCGACCCGCTGTACACCGAGATCGAGCGCGACATTACGGAAACGCTTGGCGGCAAGTACAGCCCAGAGCTACTGCGCGCCACCATCGACAACGCGTACGCCGAACGGAAAAAATAGTTGTTGCATGTACCCTCAAACTCCTCTAGTGAGAGGGTATCAGCAACAAGGAGTACACGACATGATTAACTGGACTAAAGACGAACGCGTAGCCGCTCTGCTTCCGCAGATCCTTGCGCACATCAACGAGAACGACGAGTTCTCGCTTGAGCACGAGGCCCAGCTTGAGCTGATCCGCGACGAGTATCTTTGGGAGCGCTCAAACGACTATCGCGGCGAGTGCGCCGACGCATTCGAAGAGTGGCACGGCCAGCCGACAGTCGAAGAATATATAATAGCGGAGATCGAAGCATGATTACCGAAGACACACAACACGACGTGCTGCTGCACGCAGCCGAGCTGCTCAAGGAGCAGGATGCCCTGAAGGTCAAACTACGCGTCAACGAGGCCGCCCTGACGGCAGTCGCACGCCAGTACGGCGAGGCGTACCGCATATGGGGCTTCCGCCCCGCCGAGGTACTGCGTCAGGCCTGCGTAGCGCGGGGGATACTCTAATGGCGCGGCCCATGACATACCCGATGGGCGACCTCGCCGTGGGCGAGAGCGTCAGCATGCCCGCAGACCAGCCCGGCGATGCGAAGCGGATTGCTCGGAACTGCAGCCAGTATGGCATCCGTAAGGGTCGGGCATACCGGGTACGCACTATCGAGGGCGTCGCCTTCATAACGAGGTTAGCATGACCGAGCAACAGAACCCTTACCGCGACTTCCGCTTCCCCAGCCCCGAAATGTCGGAATGGCAATGCTACCTGTTCGGCTACAGGCTGGACGGCACTGGCATCGTATGGCGTCCGCACAAGGGCAACGAACCCAACTGGTTCTGGCGCAAGATGCAATACCTAATCCTTGGCAATTTATGGGTGAGAGACGATGTCTGAATACGGACGTATCCACACAGACGGGAGCCGCTCCGGTGGCCAGCCTGTGCTTAAAACCCAGCACTGCCCCAACTGCGAAGCCCAAGCGGCAGAGATTGAGCACCTGCGGGCCGAAGCAGAGGCGCATTACGACCGTGGCTATTACGACGGCAGCACACACCCGATTGTGCGGCACGATGCGCTGCGGG